ACGGCAATAACATCGAGGCTAAATAAATGGCTGAAAAACGAGTACATAAAGGCGGCGTAACGCTGCGTGCGGACGAGGACGGCAAACAGCGGATTGTTGGCTATGCCTTGACGTACTACCGCGAGGACGACCCAGACACTGAATACAAAATGGGCGAACGCATCGTTGAGCGCATGATGCCCGGTTGTGCTGACGGCGTGCTATCGGAGGAAGGGCTAGACTGCGTTGCCTTGTTTAACCACGACAGCAACCACGTCCTAGGCCGCTCGACATCTGGAACGCTTCGCTTGTCTGTCGATGAGGTTGGGTTGCGGTATGAAATCGACCCGCCAGAAAGCCGGCAGGACATCCTGGAACTGATTGAACGTGGCGACGTGGCCGGTTCTAGCTTCGCTTTCTTCATTGAGGATGAGACACGCATTGAGGACCGCGAGCAGAATAGGGTGGTTTACGAGGTAAATAAAATTACCCGCCTGATGGACGTTGGACCGGTTACATATCCGGCGTACAAGGCCACTTCTACCGCTATTCGTAGCGAAAACGGACGCTCTGACAGCATCAACTATAAGCCACTAGGTGCTGACAAGTTCATTGAAATTGTTGCGCAGCGCAACCCAAAAGATTGACGCTGCAAAAGTGGGGCTAACTTGTGGGGCACACGCGGAAGCGTTTCCGCATTCAACCCTATTAGGAGGCCGCAATGGCAAACCTGAAAGAACTTCGCGAGCAGTTTGCAGAAGCGGCTGCCGACATCCAAGCGTTCCGCAATCGGGACGAATGGACAGCAGAAGACAAGCAGAACTTCGAGGAAGTCTGCGAACGCTACGATTCGCTTGATGAGCAAATCCAAGAGCAAGAGCGCGTAGACGCCCGCATTGCCCGTATCGCTGAAGTCGAAGAACGACACAGCCAAGAGCAATCGGAAGCACGCAGCGAAGTCGGCAAAGCACGGCAGACCCGCAGCATCGAGCGCGGCGAACGTGCCCCGACCGAGGAAATGAAGCTGCGTGCGTTCCAGAAATGGCTGCAGCGTGACTCGAAGGCTGGCTTTAGTTTGTCCGACGAAGACAAGCACACGCTCCGCGAATTGGGCTACGGCGAGAACGCTGGCGACGAAGTCATTATGCGTCGCTACAACAGCAACCGCCAAAGCGCTGGCCAGTGGGCCGATTATAACGGCATCAACTGCCAGCCACAGCAGCGTGCCAACCTGACCGTTGGAACCGCTGGCGACGGTGGCGAAACGGTGCCGGAAGGCTTCGTTCAAGAGCTGGAAACCACAATGGAGGCCTTCGGCGGCTTGCGTCGTGTCTGCCGTATCCTGTCGACTGAGTCTGGCAACGACTTGCCGTGGCCGACCATGAACGACGTTTCCAACAGCGGCGCGCTGCTGGCGGAAAACACCACGTTTGGAACGTCCGTAGAGCCGACGTTTGCACAGATTGTTTTCAACGCGTACAAGATTTCATCGACCCCGATGATTGCTTCGCGAGAACTGCTTACCGACTCGGCATTCGTATTGCCTAGCATTATTGGCGCGGCACTTGGTGAGCGTATCGGGCGTGGACTTGCTGGCTACCTGGCAACCGGAACCGGTTCCAGCCAGCCTCAGGGCATCACTGTTGGCGCATCCGCAGGCGTTACTGCTGCGTCCGCAACCGTCGTTGACGTTGACGAACTGATTGAACTGCAATCGTCGCTGGACGAAGCCTACGAAGGCGGGCCAAACGTTGGTTGGGCGATGAACAAAGCTGTTCTAACTAACATTCGTTACCTGAAGTCGGACACAGGTACCGGTTACGACCAGTATCTGTGGCAGCCTGGCTTGCAAGCTGGAACGCCCGCGCTGCTGTTGGGCCGTCCGGTTGCGGTTGTCGAAGAGATGCCAGCCCAAACGACCGGCTTGGTGCCAATCGTCTACGGCGACATGAGCAAATTTGTTTGCCGTGACGCTGGGCCAATGGCAATGTTCGTGATGTCGGAACTGTTCCGCCAAACGGACTGCACGGGCTTCGTGGCGTTCAGCCGTCACGATTCGAAGGTTATCCAGTCGGCAGCTATTAAAAAGCTGACGATGGCGTAAACCGCTTTTATCGGGTGGCCCTGCCAAACAACATGCCCCACAACGGCGGGGCCGCCCGTTTTCTTTCTTTCTAAGGTGCGCACAATGTACGTAAAATTGAAACACAGCTGGGCCGGTAATAGACCTGGCGACGAAGTCGAGGCACCCGACTATCTGGCGGAACGATGGATTGCCGAAGGCTCGGCGGTTGCAATCGACAAGCCGAAGGCTGAACCCAAACCAGAACCGGAATTCGTGGACCCTGAAAAGGAAGAAGCGAAGAAGCCCGCACGCAAGAAACGGCAGGCGCGCAATGATAAGTCTGAGTAGGGCGAGCATTCCCGACTTCCGCGATATGGGTGGCGTCCCTGAGCTTAAACGCCACCTGCGGATAATGGGTGACTACGCTGACTTGGAAGTCGGCGACATCGGAAACGAAGCCGTTGCGTTCATCGAGGAACTGGCGCGGATTACGGTATTCCAGTCGACCTATACCTACGGTATGGACTGCCTGGAAAGTTACTTCAGCTTGCCGCAGGGTCCGCTGGTTTCCGTAACGTCCATCCAGTATCAAGACACCGACGACGCACAGCAGACCTGGGCCAGCACTGAGTACGATGTAGACGCATCAGCAGGCACCGTGCGGCTCGCTTATGACAAGGTGATACCGCAGACCATTTCCCCCGCTGGCGTCGTTGTAACGTACGTAGCGGGCCACAGTGCGGACTGGGCTGGACTTCCGCCATTAGTGAAGCACGTCATCAAGCTGGTAGCGCATGAGATGTACTACCAGCGCGACGCCTCGCCCAATCACGAAAAGGTTGTCAACGCAGTAATCCAGTTGAACGCAGGCGATGAATTCGGGCAAATATAAATACCCCGCGACCGTTTATCAGCCAGCCGTGGAAAAGGTACGGACCACACGCGAACGCAAGGCGCTGTTTAACGTGTGGGTATCGATGGAACCGACGTCGGCTGGCGAGTCCACGCGGGGCGAAGGCATTGAGACCTCTAACGCGTTCACGCTTCGTTGCCCTTGGTTCCCCTGCGACTGGAATACCGCATGGTATATCGAGCTGTGGGACGGGCGCAGGCTGAGCATTGACGGCGTAATAAACAAAGACGAAACAAACCACGAATGGCAGATAACAGCCACACAAGAGGCTAGAACGTAATGGCAAAAGTTCACAATACAGTTTCACAGGCTTACACCGTCAGCAGTACGGCGGTCAGCCTACAGACAATCGGCTTCTCCGCGGCACAGGTTGCCGGCGGACTTACGTTGACGGTAACGGGTGATACAGTCATTCGGTACTTGGTCGACCAGACACCAACCGCCACATTCGGGCACATTATCCCAGCAGGCGAAACGGTGGAATTCATTCGTGGCGACTTTGCTGATATGGAATTTATCCGTGGCAGCGGCACCGACAGCGTAGCTACATTCACGCTCGAGACACGCGTAGACGTATAAGGGGCTTCGATGCGACGCAGAACGAAGAACAAGAACCGCCGCCGAGGCTCGTCTGGTGCAGGCACGCCTGCACAGCTTCTGGGCGACCAGCTACAGCTACGCGTTGAGCCTGGACGCATCAGCCCTGCCGCCCGCACCGTCTACGGCGTAGAGCGATACACGGACCCACTGCAAAGCGGCACGCCACGGCAACTGCTGCCGAAGTATGCGGTCACGCTTAACGGGACGAGCGAGTATATCAACGCTGGAAGCATCGGTGCGAACAGGAACCGCACTATAACAGCGTGGGTTAAGGTTAATTCTTTGCCGGGAACTAACGCCCGATTTTTCTCTAATACGTCTAACTCGCCTACTGCAAACAGCGGTTTAGATTGCTACGTCACGAGCACAGGCGAGGTTGGCTTATTTCTTGACGGCGTGGCAACCGTGTCATCGGCTGGCGTGATTACGGCGGGCACGTGGTATCTACTATCTGTTACCGTTGCTAGTGACGGCACGGTCAGTGCCGCCATCAACGCTAGTGAGGTTGTGGCGGGCGCCGTTGCTGACGTAACGTCCGGCAACGACCTTCTGCTTGGGCGATACGGGCTTTCATCTACAAGTTTTCTCAACGGCGCGTTTGACGATATTCGCGTATATGACGGCGTGTTGTCGCAAGCTGACTTGCTGGCGATTGCTGGATTGTCAACTGGAAGCCAATCGGGGGTAGCGGTTTCCTTAGTGCCGTCACGGCACTACAAATGCGAAGACCCGGTAACGTCCGTGACGCTTCGCAACAGTGGCAGCTTGGGCAGCGCAGCCGATGCAACGATTACGACGGCTGCAATCGCCACGGTTCGCGGCACGGCAAGTCCAGTCTATTCGTTTGCCAATTCCGTTGGCGGAACGCAGGCTTGGTGTTCGGATGGCGTGGATGACTATCTGGACACGCAGCTGACGCTCGACGGAGCGACGGCGTTTACGGTGTGGCGGCGAGCAAGGTATCTCAGTACCAACGCCTACGACCTGGACGGGTTCATCAACTCGCTTGGTTCTGCCATACAGTTTGGGCGTAACACTGGCGACAACGAAATATATTTTGCGTATACCAATGAGAGTGGGGGGCAGGTTTACCAACCCGCAGTTACCATCCCAGATGGTGAAATTCATACTCTATCGGTGAGTGCTGAGGTTGGGGGTAACTACTCTGCGTGGCTCAATGGGACTGAGTTGGTCGACACAGCGGTTGGTTCGCCTTTCACTGCGATATCAAACAGCGAGACATTCTGGATTGGCGAGAACAGCAATGCAGGCTCGCCACATAACAGTCACACCGAATACTACGAATACCTAATTGCCGACCGTGTCCTAACCGACGACGAACTAACATGGCTTGAAACAGGCGGACAGTCTGGCACCGCAATCGACTTCGAGAACGACGCCAGCATCCTGCTATACACAGATTTCAGCCAACAGACGGCAACGCAGATTGTCAACCAAGCCAACCGAAACCTGCCAATCCTGAAAGCATCTGGCAGCGCGGCGGGTGAATTGACGATGGTTCCGCGAGGCGAGAGCGATACGACGACGGACGTTGACCAAGCGGACTATAGTTATCGCACGGCGATTTATCTGCCGGGCGACACGTGGGCGCGTGCCGATATGGGTTCTGCCCTGATTCCAGCAACGGGCGACTTCGACATCTCGGTTGACTTCAACCTACACGCAACCGACTCAGCGGATACATTCCAAACGCTATTGAGCCAGTTCAAGACATCGTCTACTGACGGGCGAGTTCTGTGGAGGATAAACAAGGCGAGCCTTTATCTCGACTTTCTTATTGTTAACGCTTCCCCCGGCAACGCGCAGCTACAAAGTGGCAATAACGCAATCACGGTTGGCAAGTGGCACACCGCGAGGGTTGCACGGGTGGGGAATGTGTTCACTATGTGGCTAGACGGCGTTCAGGTGGCGACGCAGACAGTGGCGGTAACCGTTGATACCACATCCAATACCTTCATCGGTCAAGGTGAAGAACAGCTAACGACACATGACGAATTCAACGGACTCATCAGCAACATCGACTTCAACGGCACCCAATACCTAACCACGCCCAACGAAACCATCAGCGGCTCGACGCTCACCAATGCGTCATACGTCAACGTAGTTCGTGGCAAACCCGGCACGCTGCAACACACAGGCATTGCACCGCGCGACATGCCGCTGAGCAGTCCGTGCGTGACGCTGAATGGGAGCACGGAATATCTAACGCTGCCAGTGGATTTAAGCGGTGCGTCTAGCTGGAAGTTTTCAGCATGGCTAAAGACATCCGACGCCGGTAATTTTGTAATTCTCGAAGCACGCGACGCAGATAACGACGGTTATCTAATTTCGTATAGTTCGGGAACGCTTTTCGTCTCTAGTGACACTACAGACAACGGCGTTGCCATTTCTAGCCTTGTAGACGGCAGCTGGCACTTATTGGAAGTCGAGTTTACTGGTTCGTTTAGCATAGTAACGCTTGACGGAACTATCATTGATACAACAGCACTGTCTGCTGTCGCTTCCTTGGCAAGGACCGACGTAGTTGTGGGTAGGCGGGTAGATGGTGATGTGGCAACACACTTTACAGGCAATGTGGGCTTGATTGAATTTACCGTTGATGGCGTAAGCAGCAACTACCCACTAACCGAAGGCGCTGGCGACGTAGCTCACGACGTATCAGGCAACGGCAACGACGGCACCATTACCGGCACGCTTGCTAACATCTGGACTAACCAGACGAATGTGCCCGGCAGCGGAACGCTGGTCGAGGATGGCTATTCGGTGGGGACTTGGTTTGATGGGGCTAATGATTACTTCTCGCGGGCGAATCTGCTTGGCGGTTCAGCAAAACTTTGCGTATCGCTTTGGATGCGGGTCGATTCGCTTGCTGCCACTAGGGTAGTAATTGGCGAATATGTGCCAACCGGAAATCAACGCGGTTTTTTGTTAGTTGTGGAGACTGACGGAAAAGTCAGAATAACCGTTAGCGAAAACGGCACTACAGTCGCAAATGCCTCAACGGCAACATCTGTAATCACAGCTGGTCAATTGCATCACGTATCAATGACGTTTGACGCTGGTACGGTTGTGTATGAAATCGACGGTAATACTGTCGGGACAGTATGGAGCGATACAGCTAGAACATTCGTTTATGGTTCAACCGCCGACTTCGAAGTCGGTGCATACGATGGCGGTTCCTTTCCGTTCGCCGGTACGCAGTCACAACTGCTAGTCCACAAAGACCCGACCGTCGTCTGGGACGCTGCAACCAAAGCTGCCATTCGAGCAGCGGGCAAAACGTCCGATGTTGCGGCCATCGTAAGCGACTTAGGCGGCGCGGCTTGGTACTTCCCAGACGCCAAGACAGAAACGCTGCAAAATCTGCCATCCCTTACGGTCAACGGAGCGCCAGAGCAGTGGGTTGTTCCAGCTGGCACGGGCTTGCCAGCAATCAGCTACGGACCTGGCTTGCTTCCGCCCAACTGCTCGCTGGACCTGTACTGCAACGAGGACGACGCACCGTTTAGCCAAGGGCTGGCGGCACTACTGACGGACGGCGACTACGCATACGACGATGGCGGGCCGGAAGGTGACAGCCTATTCAGGAAAACAGACAACAGCAACGGCGAAGAGCTGGCGGTTATTAAGCCGGCAGCCACAGGTGCAGAACTGACCATCCTTGAGGCGTGGGACAGTGACTAAAGTAAAAGTCGAACTGGAAGGTATTAAAGAATTTGAAAAGCTAGTTGGACAGGTTGCACCCAAGGAAGCCAAAAAAGCTATAAGGAAATCACTCCGCGAGGCTGGAAAGTACGTTAAGGCTGTGGCTAAACGCAACGCTCCGGTAGATACGGGCTTGCTGCGACGCAAGATAAAGGTAAGGGCGGCAACGGCACGCAATGGCGTCAAAATGAAACGTGGCGTCGCTGGCATTATTGTCGTCAGCGGGCTTCCAGGAAAGGGTGGCAATACGGGCGACGCTTACTATGGCTATTTCCTGGAGCTGGGCACCAAGGAACGGCAAAAGGCATCCGGCCAAAAAACGGGCCGCATTAAAAAGGGCGAGCACAAATTCCTGGCTCCATCGCTTTACAGAAACAAGGCCAAAGTTCGAAAGTTCTTTATGCGTAACTTGAGAAACAGAATCCGGTCGATGGCGAAATGATACTTCTAGCGCTTTACGATTACATCACCAGCAGCCAGCGGACAAACGATGGCGTGCGTAATCGTGCGCGGCGTATAATTCGCCACTATGTCGGTGACAATATCTACCTGAGCGTTAGACCACAGGAACAGAAAGACCATCTAATTGTACTGAGCGCCGCCGGCGGCGACCCGATTTTGCGGCTGGACGACTTAGCACAGAACGCGATTGCAGAGGTTGACGTTGAGCTATACAGCACGAACAAAGACCGCTACGAAATAGCCGAAGCAATAAAGCAGCTGTTTCATCAGTACCGGGGCACGCTAAACGGCGACTACAGCACGCAAGGCATTTTTCTGCAGTCGGAACCATACGAAGACCCGATAGAGCCACTGGGTGCTGGGCAAGACTGGCTTTACCGCACAACGGTCACGCTAAGCGTCGAGCACAACCAGACGCTGCCGGCTTTTGGCCTTGCTGAGTTTATTTCTACAGTTGAGCAAGACAATCCAGGCGACCCAACAGACGATGGCATTCTGCTGGTTGATTCGCTTTCGTGGACGCCAGACGACGACGCCTTCCCGGTTAGTGACGGTGTGGCAATCAATGGCCACGCTTGGCGTGTCGGCGAGAATGACAACATCAGCGAACAGATTTTCGCCAGTGCGAAAGCTGCTGCAACAACGTACAGCATCTACGTTAGGTACAGACACACGGGCGTAAACCCTGGCGACGCAACGCTGGCTGTAGATGGCGAAGCGTTTGCGATAACGTCAAACGGCAGCAGTGATACATACGATGGCGCATCGACGGTGCGCAACACGGACGGCTGGTCGCTAGTGGGCACAAAAGCCCTGACGGCTGGCGTAAAAGAATTAATTATTGACGGGCCGACAACGTCATCTGATGCAGTAATCGTTGACCGTGTCGCCTTGGTGCCATAGGAGTACATGTAATGGCAAGTTTGGGAAATGGCTCTTATGTCCAAGTGGACGGGACCAAAATTGCACGCGTAATTAGCGTGGCCGGCATTTCACGCAGCGTCGCAGTTGTGGACGTTGAGGAACTGGAGCCACAGGCTGCAAACCCACTGAGGCGAAAGCTATTTAGTGACCGTGTAGAGCATGACGGATTCGAGGTTACGCTGCACGGCGACTTCGGCTCTGGCCCCGATGCTGCAGCGTGGATTCAAACACTGGGTGGCGCAAGTGTGGCAATCGCAGTCTACTCGCCGGACTCCAATAAATACTGGTCCTCTACAGGCGTAGTGCAGGCAAGCAATAGCGGCGACTTAAATATAGATGAAGCACATGTGCAGACGTTCACTATACACCTAGACGGGAATAACAACATTGTCACATACCAATAGTCCTGAAGTGAAAGTCGTGGACGGCAGCGCTATATTCATCGACGGCAAGTTAGTTGCCGGCGTCGGTGGCGGCTGCTTGCAGATGTTTGAGCTGCTTTCTGAAGCGACTATCGCGGAAATCCGAAAATTGGTAGAATTCGATAGTGTGAATCCACCGATTCCGATGGAGCCTAAAGTTGTTTGAACATCAATTGCGTATTCGGTCTGTTGACGTACCAGGCATTGACGAAGAATTCTACATCAAGGAAATGTCTGCACAGGCGGCTTGGTCTGTAGAATTTGAGGCGAAGAAAGGCGAACAGCCGGAGTTCGCTTTGGCCATTATCGCCAGCCGCTGCAACGCTGACGGCCATCTAGTCTACCCGTGCCGATTCCTTGTCAATGGAATGGAGTACGACAAGGAAATTGCGGACAAAATACGGGAAATGCCGAGCGGCCCAATGGGAGTTATTACAGCGGCTATACGTGCCTTGCAGTGGCTAGAGCCAGACGCACCGAACCGCAGCGAACGCACGGAACGGGTGGCGGCAAAAAACGAATAAAGCGGGATGCCCTTTACCGGGCCGCCCGCATCGTCTGCCACCATTACCGCTGGGACTACGTCGAGTACATGGAACGCGTTAGCCCGAACCGCATATTAGAAGACATTACGTTTATGGAATGGTTCAATAATGGCGGAAAATAACGTAGTAGCGTCAATGTCTGTTTTGGTGAAAGCCGACAATAGACAATTCAAACGCAAGATGAAGGAGACGAAGTTTGAGGTTCGCTCCTTCGGTGACGTTTCTAAGGACATGCAAAGAAGCGTTGTACAGTCATTCTCGCGAATGTCTGGCGTTAGCGTGCGTTCGCTTTCCGCCATTGCGACCGGGGCTTCACTTGCCGGAGCTGCTGTGGTTGGGTTGGGCGCTGGAATGTTCACGCTTACCAATCGCATATCTACTGGCGTGGATGAACTAACGAAAACGGCTGAGTCGCTTGGTATGACGACGCAGTCATTGGAAAAGTGGCGGCTTGCCTCCGCTAAGGCTGGCGTCGAAAATAACACACTGACGGACGGCATCCGAACATTCAGGCAACGCGTCAGTGAGTTAGGGCAGGGCACGGGCGAGGCTACGCGCTATTTTCAACTGCTTGGTTTAACCTACGAGCAGCTATCAAGTATGGACCCAGGCGACGCACTGGAAGTGACAGCGAAGCGGATAGAACAGCTTGGGACCACGTATGATAAGCAGGCTTTCTTTCAAAGGCTAACCGGCGAAACGGCAGGATTTCAGTTTGGCCGGCTGCTCAAGGATAACGCGGCGGCTGTGGTGGAAGCCGAGGCTACGATTGCAAAGTCTGGCGGACCAATTACTGAAAAGCAGATTGCAAACGCAGTCAAGTTTAAGGACTCAATGTCAGACCTTGCCTTTGCCGCAAACAAGCTTGGCATTGCTTTGGTCGATGTGTTTGGTGACGATATACAAAACTCTGTCGAGCAGCTGCGCGAATTCCTGGTTGAAGGTGCCGAGTTCTTCAAGTCAGCGAATGAATCATTCGATGTAATGAGTGCATTCACTGGCGGAATATCTTCGTTAGGTAATTTCCGGCAGCACGGTTTCAGTTCGCTATTAATGCCTGGGGCACTTTCGCCCATTCCAGCACTACACGATGCCACGGTGCGTGCAAACGAGCCAACACAAATGCGGGGCAACCGCGCAACAAATGACCCAACAGCGCAAGCCGTGTATGCAACAAGGGGGCACTTTCACTAATGCCGAGACTAGCAGGAACTATACTGGCTTCAGGGCCAAACCTGAGTACGCTTTCCTTAGGCTCAACGCTTGGTCTGCTTGAGTCACCCGCAAGCGACATCAGCAGCATTACCGAAGGCCGAATCGTTCAGGTGTGGCAGCTGATACTTTCCAGCAACGCACCAGCGATTGACGGCCATACGGCTATCAACCTGGCCTGGCTTAAGGGGATGCCACAGCGAGGCACAGCGTATGTAAACAGCTACACTGGGGCAAGCAATGGCGTTAGCACGACGCTGAGCGGTGCCAGCTACCACCCTTCATTGTTTGCCTACGAATTCCGTGCCTACACGCCACGCCCGATTGACGGCAAGCGTGTATGGGAAATTGAGGTTATTTACCGCGAGCCAATTTGGGGCAACGACGAATACCCAGGCACGGCTAGGCAACCGCCAGCCC